GTTGTTCTTCTGGTTCTTCTAAACCTTGTAAACTTCCAGTGCTTACTAAGCCCGTATCTGTACTTTTTTGAACTCTTGTAGATGTAGAAGGATAATAATCTTTAAATCTTTCTACTAATGTATCAATATCTTCTAATACATCTACTTCTGCGGATATATTTGGTACCTTTTCAGTTAAAAACATATACATTTTTCCTAAAATATTATTACCTATAATTGTATCCTTTTCATCTATATTTTTAATAACACCACCCCAATAAGATAGCACTTTACTAAATCGTTTATTGTATTGATGTAATAAATAATAGTTATCTTTTGTCAATTTCAAGATTTTTTGTACATCTTTTCCTTGTTCAATACGAGCAAGTATACCTTTCATCATGACGGTAATACGGTTAATATCCCAATTAGGATCTAACTTGACTTTATTTTTTCTAGATTGTGTCTTACCACCCATCTTTTTAGATAATTTGGAATCCGCAAAATCACCACCATACTTAAATTTATCTACATAAAAACTGTAACTAGGATTATGTATAAATTTATTTGCTTGAAACCATCCTTCTATTGAATTCCATTCTTCGCCATCGATAATAATGGGATTATCTGGAACATACATTGTTGATAAACGCCTTCTCCAATTGGTATACCCTGACTGTATATTATCGGCTTTTTTATTTTGTCTTGCTCCAGACCAAAATTTTTCTATAGGTAAGCCACGTTCTTCATAAGGTATAAAACCATCTGTTATTTGTTCTGCTGATGTAGATGGTTCTACAGTTGCTTGTGGCTCAGCTGCTGTCTCTGGTGCCGGCATGACTGGTTGTGGTACGGTCGGTGGTGCTGCCGTTACTACTGGCGGTGGTTCAGGTGTGACTGGTTGTGGTGCTGGTCGTGGTGCTGGTCGTGGTGCTGGTTGTGGTACTGGTTGTGGTACTGGTTGTGGTGCTTGCTTTATGGGTGCTTGCTTTATGGGTGCTTGCTTTATGGGTGCTTGCTTTATGGCTGCTGACTGTAGTGCTGGCGGTGGTGCTTGCTTTATGGCTACTGGTGGTGGTGCTTGCTTTATGGCTACTGGTGGTGGTGCTGGCGGTAGTGCTGACTTTGCTACTGGTTGTGGTGCTGCTTGTGGTGTTACCTCTCTGAGATCTTGTAATGTACCACTTTTTTCTATATTCTCATCTTTTTTTTTTAAAAGTGAACCACCCTTTAATACATTATAATGAGTTTTTATATTAGGATATTTGCTGTTATAATTATAAGGACAAGTAGATTCACTTACTCCTTCAGAATGACATAACGTACAAAATTTCTTATGTGTGGGCATTATTATTACTATATATATATATAAATATTTCTATATAAATAATTATATAAATATTAATAGTGTGTATAATTATTTTTATAATACTTTAATTAAATAAATTAATCATATTACGAGCAAATTGTTGAGCGTGTATATCAGGAGCATTATTTTTCCACATACCTATAACATCATTTGTATTGTATCCTAAAATATCTCTGCCAGCATATATTTTATATGAACCTCCCTTTTGTACCGTATCTATATGAAAGGTATATACATTCTTACCAAATGTATATTTTTTTCGCCGCATCTTTTTAGTTTTTTTTGATTTATTTTTTTTTGATGTGTAGGAACCACCTTGTAATGTACTATCAGCAAAAAGATCCTCTTCATCGTCATCATCATCTACATTATTATCACTATCATTTGATTGTTCTTCATCAAATAAACTATCATACGATTGTCCATCTAAGCCCTTTTCAGGTTCTTCTTCTTCTTCTTCCTCTTTCTCTTCTTCCTCTTCCTCTTCTTCTTCTTCTTTTTCTTCTTCCTCTTCCTCTTCCTCTTCCTCTTCCTCTTCTTCCTCTTCCTCTTCTTCCTCTTCTTCCTCTTCTTCCCCACTTACCTGATATGTTTCATCACCGAATGTTTCTACACCTTCATCATCACTAACCTTATTATCACTATCATCCTCATTATCACTATCATCCTCATTATCACTATCATCCTCCTTATCCTCTGGTTTACTAATTATTTTTTCTTTATTTTTTTCATCTTCATCACTTTCTTCCGATCCACTCATGGTTACTTCTTCACCTTCATTATCATTTTCATCATCATCATCATATTCGTCATCAGAAGTTTCTTCATCCTCATCACCCATACTTATACCTTCCTCAGAACTATCTTCTGTTAAATCAGCCGATTCATCTATATTTGTATCAGAGGATAATATGGTTTGTTGTATTTGTTCTTGTTCTTGTAATTTATTTCTTACTGTATCGGGTAGATAATATTTATTTATATCTTCATTAAAACTCAACATGTCTATATATACTAAATAATCTATATTCCTATTTATTTCATTTTGTTTATCTTCTGAAATATCTTTATTTTTTATAAGAGAACATATGCCCTCTTTATCAATAGTATAAATTGTAATCTCACGTGTATTTATAATTGATGTTATACTATTCTGACTTATCTTAATATTTTTATATATTCCTACACCATTAGAACCTTCTTTTTTAAATATTATTTTTTCTTCGTCTTTTGTTTCTTGTTCTTCTTGTTCTTCTTGCTCTTCTTGCTCTTCTTGCTCTTCTTGCTCTTCTTGCTCTTCTTGTTCTTCTTGCTCTTCTTGCTCTTCTTGTTCGCCTCGACGCATGGTTTGTAAACTTACCGTTTTACTTTTTATATCAGCCCGTTTGTTAGTAGCATTTTGAACATCCTCCTGTTTAGCTTTACGCATTTCTTCATCGGTTATTATTTCGCCGTCATTTTTTCGTACAAGTAATTCTAATTCAGAAGAAAATTGTTTATTTTTTCTTGGTTCTACTAATTCATTTTGCTGTATTTTTTGTTGTACTTTTTTGGCTTCAGTATGTAATAAAATTGCTATTTTTTCTTCTATTCCTAATTGTAATAATATATTTTTGTTCATACTATATAAGTCATTATCATATGTGATATTATGATGTGACAATAAATTTTTAAGTTTATCTAATTCTGATGTAGATAAATTAAATGTGGTCAGTATATTTTCTATTTTTTGTCGTTTATTAAATTTATCCCAATATAATTCTATTAATTTCTTATTTGAACGAGGTGAATTAACATGTTTGTTTTTTTTATTTATTCGCCTTCCTTCATTTTCTGTTTTCTTATATTGTTCACTAAATGCTTCACTGTATAATTTGTTATTTTTTTTTAAACGAGGTTTACCCTTTGAATACGCAGTTTTATTATTAATTATAAATTCTTGCCCTTCTGGAAACGAATCTACAGATATCATATCAAAGGTTTCTACACCCTTTTTTAATCTATACTTATAAGATTTTTTACTGTTAGGCATTAACGTTTTTTTTGGTTTTTTTTGATACACAGCATCAAATAATTTTGCTTGTTTAACAGATGAAGATTTTCCTTTGTGTTTTTTTTTATAATAATCATGAAATATTTGTTTTCCTTCCTGTATATTTACAGGATTTTTATTTATTTTTTTAGGCATATTAAATTATAATATATATAAACATTATATTATTATTTTTTTTTTTGCGTATTATTTAAAAATATAAAACATATATATCAAATATAAACTATATGTCAGATAAAGAAAAAAAAATTGAAGCAATTGATCCGAATTCTGAAGACGTTCTGGATAATGTATTATCGAATTTATTTAATTCAATAGATCCTGCTATGCTTAATAATTTAACAAATATGGCTAAAAGCGTTGTCAATAATACTTCTCAATCAAATAATGGAGAAACACAGAATAATGACGAAGACGAAGATGAAGAATTAGATTTAGATTTATATTTACTTGATGAAGAAGGAAATAATATATGCGATCATTTAACTACAATTAACAATACTCTTACAAAATTACACAATACTATAGAAACATTTACTACATTCTATATAGAATCATCTACATCAAAAGTATCGGTTCCATCAACTACTTCAAGCGAAGGTCGTAGAATGGCATTTCATACAGGCATGTTAGATAATAATACTAATAATTAACTGTGTATTTATTCTAATAATCGTAGCCATACTATTTTATCGGTAGTTGTGTCTAATCTTCCAGATAACATATATTTATCGGTATCTTTTACTTGACTATATAAATTTTTATATTGTTTGTTGTAACCAAATGGATTTCCTATAAGATATTCTTTATTCATAGAATCATCTGATTTGGATGTATTTGTAACTAATACTTTTTTTAATAATGTATGTATATCTTCTGGATTATATGTATATTTTGGATTGTACGTAGAAGATTTTTTTTTTTCTGTTTCCGTTACTACTTGAGCTTCTTCTTCGACAGATTCTGTCTCTTCTCTCGGCGTTACTGATTGAGCTTCTTCTTCGACAGATTCTGTCTCTTCTCTCGGCGTTACTGTGGCTTCTTCTTCAGCCGCTTCCGGTGCTTGTGTGGTGGTGTCTTCTGTTGCTACCGCTGTTGCTACCGCTGTTGCTACCGCTGTTTCTTCAGATGGTTCTGTTTGATAACTACTTGAATGTAATAATGCGAATTTACCATCTTTATTATGAATAATTATATTTAATCGTAGCTTTGTCGTATGCTTATTTATATAAAAATACATATTATCTTTACTTGAATCGATCGACTTCGAAGATATAAAAGAAATTGGTTCATTATCTATATGAAGTAAAAATATAACATTAATATCAGTAATTTTGTTAGCTATTTCCTGAACTTTTTTAATAATAGCTGATTGCCTATTAATATTGGTTTTTATGTATATTTTTTCTGTAATATCGAAAACACTTTCCATATGGGGAATCGTATAAGACGTAATTAATTCTTGTAACGTTTTATATTTATTTGTGTCTGATATAGAATCTATAAGAATACTTTTTATATTTACAGTATCATGGGTTGTTTTAAACTGTTTTTGTATTTCTTCTGTAATATCGATATGTTGTATCTCACCGCTTCCTCTATAGGTATTGTTTTGTGAATTATCTGAAAATTTATGTGGTATTATAGAATTTACTGAATGACTGTCCATTAATATTTTATTGTTTTATTATTTTATTATTTAATTAGATAATAATCTTAAAAAAATAATATATATTATAATAGCCATAAAAATTAAAACAATAGGAAAATAAAATATAGTTTGATCTTCTTGAACACCAAATGATTTTACAGAACCATTACTATTAAACATTAAAGAAGGTTTAATTAACCATAACACCATACCAATAATTACGTATAAAAGTATGCTAAGAATCATAATAGTATTCATATTCGTACAATAATTATATTATATATGTATATAAAATTTTTATGTAATAAATTATTAAATTATTAAAATGTTAATTTAATTATTTATTATTGCGTATTTATTCTATTTCATCATTCTCATCTTCTCCACCTACATTAGTCATACTATACTCAATACGAACGTCCATATCAGCTTGAACTTGCTCTTGTGCTTCTATATCTTCAACTGTTGCTACTGTAAGAATAGTATCATCTTCGATCATTTCTCCTTTATTTTCTTCTATAACTTCTTCTTTATTTCTTTTAGAAAAGTTACCACCCATATTTACATTTCGATATAAATTGTGTAAATGTTTCATATCATTTTCTAAAGAATCAAACTTTTCTTTACGTTCATTACTTAACTCCTGATGTCTGGTATGTATAGTGTCAACTATTACGGTGTCTGTACTATTAATTTGTAATTGTGTATCAAATATTGTAAATAAAATATACTTAACAAATGGTTTCATTTTTATAGGAATCATATCGCATGTTAATTGTAAGATATGAATAAATATATATTTTGATACATTCTCTATTATATTTATATCTAATACCTTTTTATCTACTAATTTATTATGTATTGAGTAAGTATTTCGAATAGTATCCATCATATGTATTAATTCTAATAATTTTTCAGTATTTTCAATAATAAAAAAAGATTCATCATTAAATTCATTTGCGTATACTTGATCAAACTGATTATACATATTTTCAAACGTTATTGTTTTACTGGTAGACTTAATAGGCTGTGTTTCTGTATCTACATAAGAAGGCAATGTTCCTTTATTTTGTATAAGATAGTATAACTTATTTAATTCTATAATAATAAATGTTGATAAGGTATTATATAATCGTATTGTATTTAATCGTAAATTTGTCTGAATAGTTCTTTTTCTAAAAGTATATTCTGTATGATACTGTTTAGATTTTGGAATATAACCTTGAACAATTAAATTTATTTTCAATATATCAATATATTCTTCTAGTAAATGTTTATTACCAATTTGTTTAAGTAAAAATGAATCGATTACATCCTTTAATTGTAATGAGTCGTCGTGTATTAACGTATTAAATCCATTGAGATAAGAGTATTCGTCTATAAAATCATGAACATATGATTTAATTCGTTTAGATTTATTTATAGCTTCTCTTTCAAATAATTCTAATGTAGAATTTTCGATGTCTTTATCATCTTGCTTTTGTATATTTGCTAATTCTTCAGTAAAAGATATACTTGATAAAGAATCACTAAATATTTGTTCTAATAAATCTTCTATTGTCTTAGATTTTCGTAATAAAGCATATTGTTGGTCTTGTTTATAACGAGACTGTTTAAAACGTTTAGAATGCTGCGAGTCATCTATATTTATATATATTTTACGATCTTCTAATTTTGAAAGATTATTGTATAATATATCAACCTCTTCCTTCAGTTTATCACAGGTTTTATTTGAAACAATAGATTGAATCCGTTCTTTAATAGTGTATATATACATATTTGTAACAGTATCTAACTGTGTTTCGCCTTCTTCATGGATAATAATATCTAATTTATTTTGAATAAATAAATCATAAGCTTCTTCATTTACCATATCAACACTTATAAAGTATTCTGATTGAACACTATTATATTTGTCTCTTAGTTTTTGCTCAAGGGCATCTCGTAAAACATCTGATTCTTTTAACGTTGATAATAAATAATAGTCTGGATCGGTAACCGTTACAAAATTTCTTACAGAACCATTTTTTTCAATATCAAACTCTTCTGTTACAATATACATATTGATATTCATTATTTTATTAATTAAATATTGTTTATAATCATCATCCTTACTTGTATCATATGACTCATCTGATTCCTGTCGATGTTTATAATTTTGATATAATTTTTCTTTTGTATAAAAGTATTCCAATATATATCGTCCTTTCTCCTGTTCATTTAATCCTCTATAGGTATCAAGTAAATAATAATCATTTGATTGTTGATAACTGGCTATATTTAAATTTTGAATCGCTGTGTATATTGTATGTATTTCTGGAGGCAAATCATTCTGATAATTGTTTTGAATATTAAAATAACAACTACTTGATTGGTAGGAAACATAATTTGTATGTTTAAGTGGTTTATATAAAATTATATATTTATTAATTCGAGAAATATATTCTAATGATAATTTTCTTATTTCTTCTGATATACTTGTCATTAATGTATAAATTTTTTTATTTTGTGTAGACGTTGTAAGAGAATTTTGTAATGTTTGTAAGGTTGCTAAAGATGTATCATTACGATAATTATAATCAGGAGTCATAAAAGGTCTAAATGTAGTCCATTGTAATTGTGTAGATATACGTTGTTCTCTTACTAATACGGCATTATCATATATTTCTTTTTCTTTTTTTAATTCTTGAATAAAAGATTGACGATGTATTTTTACGTATAAATCATTAAAATAGTGCTCTAATAATATAGTTTCAATAGTATCATTATAATAAGATGAGGCGGATTGTTGAGACTGTTTTATTTCTGGTAAATATTCAATGTTAAATATTTTTTCCGTATTAATAAAATTATACCAAATAGATTTTTTAGTAGCTGTGTTTTTACTTTGTAGAGATATTTCAATACATTTATCCTTAATTTGTTCAAGAGTTTCATATATGATTACACGCTGCCCTGTATAACGAGCATCGCCAGAACTAACAATATTATATCGTTGTTCGGAATAAAATACTATTAATATAAAGTAAATCATGACTATACATATCTCCATTGTTTGGTTATGAATGTTTCGTTGCTGTAGTAAATAACTACTATAGTCCATAAATTGTTTGTAATCTGAGTTTTTTTCATATCTAGTAGATGAAACTTGTTTATAAAATTTTTTCATAAACACCGGAGCATTTTTTTCTCGTGCTTTTTTATTAAATATATTTATAATATTTTGATTTTCTTGTATAATTTTATCATAAAATAAATATATATTTTGTAATAGTTTTGTATCGATACGTTTATTATATCTTCGAGAATAAAGTAAATAAATTTCTTTTTGTGATTTTTGATACATCGAATACATTGTATAACTATTTGTTGTAACAAAATGTAAATCTTTTTTTGTTAATGTAACATTTAATAATTTGGATAATGTATTATATATTTCTTTGAAATTCTTTTTTTCGTTTAGAGAACGTTCTGATAAAATATCCTCCTCAAAAGTATATTCATCTTCTTCGATAACTTCTCTAAAATATATTGGTCTATCATCACTAGAAAACCCTTCTTGTGTAGAATATTTTATATATTCTAATGTTTCACCGCAATATTTACATATTAATGCTTCTCCTTCTGTATGATCAGGAATACGATAGTTATCAACAATTTCTTTCGATTTTTTATTACGTGTATCATTATCTAACCAAGCAAGTTCCGTTAAATCAACATAGTGTTTACAACACATTTGTTGACATACATTCGGGAAAAAATAAGGATCCCAATAAACAAATTTTGAAGTATTAGGATCTGTTTCCGGATCGATTTGTTTATCTTGACGAATACGCGTGGTTTCTATACTTTCTTGAGGTGGTTCTTCGGCTTCTGGAAGGGATTCTTCGGCTTCTGGAAGGGATTCTTCGGCTTCTGGAAGTAGTTCTTTAGTTTCTTGAATACATTCATCCGATTTATAATAAATACCATATTTTTCAATAAAATCTTTTAAAGCCGTTAAAGACAAATCCATGTCTTGTATTGAGAATATATCATTAAATTCTTGTTGTAATTGATAAGGAACACGTTTTTTTTTGTGAACATATGGTTTATTATGACCAAATGAAAGGATTTTTGAACGTTCTTCATGATTTTTTTTTATTATATCTAATTTATTTTCAATATATTTCGAGTTACTTTCTAATAATTGTAGTAATTCTTCTTTATCATAGACAATATGGTCTTGTTCTTTAATTTGATTAAATTCCTTATTAATGTCAAAAATAAATTTTATAAATGGTTTAGGAATCATGACACCATTTGTATATTCATGAACGTTAGAATATCCATCCTCCTTGTGAAATATTTCATTATTAAATAACTCTTTTATTGTAATAGGTAAACTATTGATATTTATACAATTAGATGCTGGTGTAACCGTTTCTTCTGATTGGGGTGTAGACATAATTATTGAAGGATCAATACTTTCTCCTATAGAAACAAGAGATTCGCGTTGAGACGACGATGTAGCAGGTTTTTCTGCGGCTTCAGCTTCAGGTTCCTTTTCTGATAAATCAAAGAAATCTCTATCTATATCTTCTACATAATCGATTGGCTGACCGCCTTCGTCTAATTCAGCAAGAGTAGAACTTCCAGATTCACCTTCTGTAACCTCCGATAAACTTGACGGTTCAGAAGAATCTGGTTCATCCGTGCCTGTAACCGTATCATCTATTAATGATAAATCATAATCAATTATATCTTGAGATTCTAGTTGTAACAAATCATCAAAATCCAGTAAAGATACGGCATCTGAAGCATGATTTTTAAAATGATATTTATCTAACATACACGTCCCTTTTTGTAAAACTTCTTCTTCGGACAGTGGTGTCCAACTATTACCAAGACGTTTATAAATATAACGACTTCGTTTATCTTGTAAAATACAAAATTCACCATCAATTACTTTACGTTTAACGTCTTTATCTATAACAATCCTGTTTAATGAATCTAAATAATTAAATAAATTATAGGTATCAATTTCAAATCCTGAAGGCAGTGTGATTTGTTTTTCGCTTAAATCATTTATATTAAATTCTTGTGTATCCGATTTCATTGTCCCATCTGGTGACAAACGATATTGTTCACCCATCCACGTAACGGGTTCATTTGTACAGGATGTATCATTATTAATAATTATTTTTCCAGAACTCTTTTTTTTAGGTATATAGTCCGTATTTTGTATATTATGTATAGCATTGTGGGCAATATTTTTTATTTCATATTCAGGAGAAAATATATAATATTTTTTAAATAGTCTATATATGTCTTCTATTTGTTGCGTATATTGTATAGCTGATGGTTGTAATGATTGTTCACGCATATATTCATTTACTATATCAACATCTTCATCTGTTGTATCAAATATTTTATCATAATATACTTGATCATTAATATTGTCTTTTAATAAATCGTATTTATTTTTATATACTTTTACAATTTTAAAACCATAACACGCACTATAATATGTAAATTTACGTATTTCATCGTTAAATTTTTCTCGCAATCGCATAAAGGCACGTTTTTTACGTTCGACGTTATCTTCGATGGATACAAATACATCCTCATCTTTAGCATAAAAATTCTCTACTAATGTTTCAATATTTAATAATTCTCTTTCGATTTGGATATTTTTATAAATATCAAATAATAATTCATATCGTGAGTCCTTTTTACTAAGTGATAAAAATTCCATGACTTGTAACTGAGAATGAGCTAACTGTATAGAGACATTTTTTTCATATATATTATATAAGGAAAGTGAATTATAGGTATAAAATTCCTTTAAAAATTGTAATGATTTTACGGAACAATAATGAGTAGGAGGAAGTTGAGCTTTTGTTTCTAAAGAAATAGCCCTTTTCTTTTGTTCTTCACGTTCTATACAAAACTGTTGATAACTACTGACGGATACATCATTAAAAAATAAATTTTTGTAATAAAATAAATTATATTTTGAGTATATAATATCTACAATTTTTTGTACCACGTCTTCTGAACTAAGAGTAGCAGTAGAATCAGTTGTGGGTGAAATATGTGCTAAAAATATATCTAATTCAGTATCTTCAAATCTAGTAAAAAAACGTATATAATAATTTTTAAACACTTGTTCACTTTCATCACTTATGCTTGTTCCATTATATTTTAAATAAGTAAAGGTAATCTGTTCTAGTTTTTTAAGTATTTTGTGAACATATTTTTTATTTTTTTGTTCTGTTTGTTTAGTTGTATTATTTTTATTAATACTTCGCTTAAATGCTAATACATTTTTATATATGATCTGTTGTAATTGTTTTCTTAAATCAATAGGAAGTTTGTTATACGTTAATTTATAAGGAACCAATACTTTATTTATATCTCTAATATTATAACTTTTCTGTAAAGTATGTTTATGTTCGCGGTCTTGATTCATTTCATACTCAAAAACAGAATGTATAGAAGGAACTATTTGTTTTATAGATTGTATATATTCTTGTTCACGTATTTTATTATACAATGGTCTTCTTACTCCATTTGTATCTATATATATTAATTTATGTAGTAATAAAGCATCAATTATATTTTTATGAATGGTCGTATCATCTAAAGTTGTCTTTTTTTTTTCATTTGTAGATTGATTTTTAATTGTTACCTGTTGTTCTTGTATATGTATAGTATATCTTTCATTATCAATCATTGCCTGCGTTGAATACTTTTTATTTTTGTTAAAATATATAAAATTATTACGATTATAATCTATATTTTGTATAGACTTAAGATCATATGCATAATTATTTGCGTTAATATCATATATTATATGATATAAGTTATCTAATGTATCGGTAGTGTGATTATTTTGTAATACATAATCATAAATAGAATATCCATCATCATATGTTTCATAATTTATTTTATATCCCGCTTGTTTATCTGTATATTGTTTTTTTTCAATAAATGATGGGAAATATAATTCTACATTATGAATCATAAAACCACATATTAATAATGTTTCACCATCTATATATTTATATTTATAAGGAACTCGCGTTATACTTTTATTAAAAGCACTGTTTTTATGTTCCTTTCGATTAAAAGAACCACTGTACATATATTCGCCTTTAATACCATGACATATTTGAGTTGATTTAATTCGACCAAAACTATCAGTTATACGTCTTGTATCAAGTATATCCCGATATCTATAATAATTACTATCTGCTATTCTTGATTCTATATCATTCGATTCTATAATTGTATCTTCTTTATCTTTATTTACTATAAAAGAAGAATGAGATATATTAGGACGATATACTTTAGAACTATATTCTAGCCCATCTGGCATTAAATAATATTCAAAATTAGAATGTTCGGTTTGATGATCTTCTGCGGTATTTATATACGGGCGCATAATATCCTCGTATGGAATTTCTGGTGTATTAGGCGATATATTTGGTTTTAACATACCACCTACTTTTACAACTGGTATACTATCTTCTTCACTTAAGTCGACTGTGTTTCCTGTTCCATTAACTAATTCCTTTTCATACTGGTCTTGATTTAAAGCATATTTATTTTCAGAAAAAGCTGTGTTATTTCTATGTAATAACGAACGTTTATTAATTGAATCTTGAGCAAGTAACTCCGATTTATAATCTACAATCATACCATCATTATTTATAATATCATCTTCGGACGAAACATACAATTTACGTTTATCAATAACAATCGGCTTAATAAAATTATGCGTATACTTATTGTGTATAATATCTTTAATAAAAGCTACATTATCAGTATTCGAAAACACATCGGTATCTACAGGAGTAGTATTTCTTTCTACATCGTGAATTAATTCAAATAAATCTTTACTTATTGTTTCTAAATCATAAAATTTTTTATGTGTATACAACACTCGAAGTGTATCTATAATAGAATTTATATATTCTACATCAGACCATTTTCTTTCCCATACAGTCAATAATCTTTCCTGAATTTCTATACCTGACTGTATCACTTGTATATTGTCTAATGTTTGCGAAACTACCATATCAAGATTGATGTTTTCTGTTTCCGTTATTTTTTTTAACGTATGAATTTTATATTCATTTGTATCAATTTTATTAGAAACTATGTCTAATTCTAAAAAATCATCTGTTTCATTATCAAATAAAAAAATTTTATTTTGTTCTACATATAAAAAATCAACAATTTTATTATGATAGGAATGTGATGTATCCAAAGATATAAGTTGAACACTGTCGCCGGATTCAAATAAAGCTATATTTAAAATAGAACTGTCATCTGATTGTAAAATGTCTTCTGACGCTTCTTCTGGTGCTCCTTCTAGTGTGCCTTCTAGTGCTGCTTCTAGTGTGCCTTCTTGTGCTCCTTCTAGTGTGCCTTCTAGTGCTCCTTCTTGTGCGCCTGCCGGTGGTTCTATTTCTAATTCTTCTGAAAAAGTAGGTTCCGTTTGATCAGAACTAAATACTTCTCGCGAAGGTTCTAGTTGTGGCAAAGATATTTGTAAAGTATCTTCTTCTAATGGCTGTTGTGTAACAGGATTAATATTTTGGTGTGTATCCATTATTAATAATAAGAGATTAAAAAAATAAAATATATATAATTTATATAAATAATAATTCTAATAAATAGAAATTTTAAATATAAATATTTAAAAATAAATCATATTATATTATATATAATTTATATATGGCTCACATTAAGCAATTCGTATCCTCTCATAAAAGTGATGACGTGTTATATGAAGAATTAAGTAAGAATTTTAAAATAGTCAAAAACGATCACACCTTTATGCTAAGATATAAAAAAAATAAACAAAAAACAGAACTAGAAAGAAAAACACGAGGTATTATTTTAGATAAAGATACACGTGATATCATTTGCTATCCTCTTGAAGGTAAAATTTCTTTAGAAGACTTTAAAACAAAAGTAGACTGGAAAGATATTGTTATCGAAGAATCTATAGATGGAACATTAATAAATATGTATTATTATAATAAAAAATGGCGCATCTCAACAACGTCTACTCTGGATGGTAACTGTTTTTGGAATTCATCTAGATCGTTTAAAGATTTATTTTTAGAAACATTTAAACTATATAGTCCCACTATGAAACATTTACATACACATTATACCTATTCATTTATTTTATGTCATTCTGAATCTCGTAATGTGACATTATATAAAACACCAAGATTATATCATATACTTACACGTGATTTGAATACATATAATGAAATTAACTTAAATATTGGAATTCCCAAGCCTAAAATATTAAAATTAGATGATATAAATCACATACATTGTAATAACTACGACGATCTGTGGCATTACTGCTCTAAATTACCCTTTACACAAGAAGGTATCATGCTTTATAATAAAAAAAGACAGTTCAGAACTAAATTAAAGGGTAAAAAGCATATTATAGTTAAAAATATACGTGGTAATCATTCTAATATAACATATACACTATTAGATTGTATGCGGTCCTCTAAAAATAGTATAAAAAAATTATTACGGTATTATCCGGAATATACAGAACAACACAAAACTCTTGTTACAAAAATAGATTTAATTAAAAGTGAATTGTTACATATTTATACTGAAACAAAAAAATTAAAAAACAAACAATTTCGATATACTACAAAATATAAAAGAGCCATTAAAGAACTTCATAATCAATATATATATCTAATTAAAAATTATAAACCAAGTATTCATAAATATAAGCCGTGTATCAATGATAAAAAAGTAACTCACTTTGTATACAAGGAAATAAATATACCGTATATGGTATATTTATTATCAACTATTTAATAGTTATAACATACATAACATACATAACATACATAACGTAAATAATATATATATTTATTAAACATATAGATTATTTAAATGTTTTTATTCGTGTATCATAAATGAATGTTTAAATAAATGTTTAAATGCTTAGATTGTAAGGATTATTACGCAATTGTTGTATTAAATCAGTATTACCTCTACTGGAATTCATTTCCTCGCGTAATCTTGTACCTGTATTACGATATTGTTCTATATTATTACCTACATAATACATATTTGTTTTTGTAAAATCTCTATCATTTTTGTATAGACAGTCATTTTTACCAGTTGTTACATTTAAATTACTAACACCAGATGTTAATGACACATTACTAGTAGTTGGTTCACGACCCTCCAATGTTTCTTCACGACTTCCACTGGTTTTAAAATTATTTTTATCAAATAAGTTATAGCCACTTTTTTCATCACTTGATGCTGCGGGTCCTATATAATTATTATCAGAAGTTGTTTGTTTAATAGTTGTTTTAAGGACATCAGATGGATCATGAACATAGTTTTTTTTATCTTTAGATAACATATTACGGAATGTTTCTTCTTGTTCCAATGTTTCTCTTTGTGTTGGATTCATTTGTTGATTGTCTTTATCTTTCATAATTGATCTAAATACTTGTAAACCTACATTACCCATGTTATTATTTGCTTCTGTAGTTTCTTTAATTGTTTTCTTAAATAAATCCGTTATGGGTGTTATTAACGCTTTTACGGCTTTGGATACGTTAGTTGTGTGTGTTCGCAATTCAGTTACATTACGTTTAGTTATATCTAAAAAGAACGATTTTTTACCATGATCATCTGCTTCATTTTGACCGAGATATTCACCATTTAAATTACGTGCTTGATCTTTACAGTATGTTAATTTAGTTGATTTTTCAAAATTACCAGGAAGAATATTTGAATTGACACCATATTTAGCATTTCCCATAATATTACCTGAAAGTTTACGATTTGTATTTTTAATAATGATAGTAGAACGACCCGCCTCTCTAATAACCGCGCCTGTAGTTACTAATAAATCTTCATGACTTTGATTAAATGTTCTTTCTACTTTATTTTTAAATACTAAACCTTGTTTTCCTCGTTTACTTATAGAAACTTTGGGTGCTGCTACTCTTCCTTTGTATGTTAATTTAGGATTATCTAATGTACGCAATTGATCGACATTTTTAGGCATAACATAATCACGTGTATTACCTTGATGAAAACCTCCTGAACCTTCTGTGGTATAACCTTTGTTTAAACCTGGACCTACTCTAATTTGTTCAAACGGTCGTTCCCCGCTTATATATCTTGAACTGTTATATCTATGTTTTAAATCTGAATTATAAATGTTGGTTCCATTTACACTGCTTAAATTTTTAACAGGTTCAAACATATTTTTAGCTATTTCTTTATTTTTCATAAGATCGTCATCCGTCCCAGTCATCCAACCTAAATTGGCATGTTTTTGATCTAATCTCATATTTTGTTTGAGTCTACCGTTATAAAATGGCTGAAATGAAACACCTTGGTCGTTCGATCCTAATTCTTGTTGTGTAAGCGTAAGACCTGATAATTTAGATTTAAAATTAGTCTTGGTAGCATCTTGAACTGTGTCACTGGAGCCAGTGTTTTCTGGAACAGTATTTGAATTATTTATATTTGGACGTATATCTTGTGGTTTAGTTGTATCTGTTTCAAAATTTTCTTGAATGTATGAACTATCCAATATATTATTTTGTTTTATAAATTCTGCTGTTCTTTTTGCCATATCTGTATGTAAGACTTCATCATTATGACTATTCTTATTTAATAAAACCTTATTTGTTAAATATCCTATAACACCTACACTTCCAATTAATAATAAAGCGGCCATTTTATAATATCTATAATAATATGATATTATATTTTTTTTTTTTTAATAAATATTAATAGATAAATTAATAATAAAATTAATAATAAAATTAATATTTATAATGATAAGTATCTTTATATGTATACTAAATGATTGTATGGTATAAATCATAATGTATATACTATTATTACATGTTTATACAGCATTGTTACATGGAACATGATTATCTTTTTCATACAATCGAACAGATATATTATTGGCAAAAGGCATTTCTAAATTTTTTTGTGGATCTAAATACAAATGATCGATACGAAACGTTTCTTGACCTCGTAACGTACACGGTGGATTAGACAAACGCGTACTTTCAACAGGAATAAATGTTTCTTTTGCGTCAGTAAGATTAGAGTTTTTCATATTTCCACACTCGCTATTTGTACATTTATTAATAACACCCTGTCCACAAGGATATCCTTTATTACAAGAATTTCCACAAGATTCTAAATGCTTATGTTGAGCATCTTTTGTACGAGCAAGATTTAAATTTAATAACTCACTATGTGCGTCTATTTGACTATTAGCATCTGTAGATACACCGCTTTTCTGTGCTATAATGTTAGGCGAAACAGAATAAAAATCAGTTTCTAATATAGGAGATTTAAACATATGATATTTTCCTGGTCCTACAGATTGTTTATATGTATCTGCATATTCTTTTTTATCGTTATTTAATCTATTAAAACTCATAATAAATAAAGTATAATATAATATAATATAATATAATATATTAAATATTTATAATAATAATTTAAAAAAACAAATTTATTCATTAATTACAATTTCATCATATTCTATAATTTGAAAATCAGGTAAGTTAGTATTATCTTTTATATTTAATGTAGTTGAATCTATACCTCGTAATTTTGATTCTATATCAATAATATTTTTATGAGTCGTATTGACAACCGGTCCTCCCAGTAATCCAAATGTATGAAAAGCTAATTGATTATTTTGAAAATAATTTATATCCATAACATGCTGAATAACATTTTCAGATTCATTTAATTTACGCATATATGAATGTTTATGATTATTACTTCTATCATTTTTCATTATTCTTTATAGTATAATATATAAATATATTTTATATTATAATATATTTAAAATTATTATTGTAACTAACCCATAAATTGACGTTTATTTCTTTGATCTCTATTAGAATCTCTAACAATATTACGTGTATCCATGCCCCCTCTTTTCCATTGCTTGTTATTATCTTCAGTAATATAATGAATAGGATCTTGAATATTATTTTTAAGAGTTTTGATTTGAGGAACAAACCTATCTATAGTCACACCCGATAAATTATTTTTATTTCTTTTTTCGGAAGTTTGTTTTGAAAATATTAAAGCACTTTCTGCGTCTTGATTAAATGAACCTTTTGATTTAAGAGGTTCTGTTAATACTTCACGGGGATGTAATTGATGTATTTCTCTCGTATTCGTTAATGTTTTAGCATTTCGTACATCAGAATCTTTATCAATATTACATCCATCCATAGATATCCAGCCACAGCCATCTCTAAATTGAACGGTAGGATGAACAATACTTAATTGTCGTTGTTTATCAGCAGTACATTCACAAGAATTAAAATTACGTAGCGCATAATTTCCAACCTTTTCACTTGCCTTTTCAGAAACAGTTTTATAACCATCTGTTTGTGATAATCTTGTTAAATCATTCAATGAAAATTTTTTATTACTTGTTCTAACACAATTACTCATATTTAACTATATATTATATATATATATATTATATAATATTAATTTAAAAAAAAATATAATCTTAAATAAAATAAAAGTATATTTTTTTTAACACATTAATAATAGTCTATTTTAATACGTATAAACTTTAGTTTATTGAACGGTTAAACCAATAGGATCATAATTAATACGTTCAAAAGATTCTTCTAAACGATAAGTATCGGCTTTAGAAATAAACCCTCTTTTAACAAGTTCCGAACGATTTTCTATAGAGGTTCCATATGTATTTTTAGCAAATTTAGCAAAATCAGGAATACCCGTTTTATCAGGTAAAGGATACAAATTTAATAAAGTTTCTTTTTTATTTAAAGTATCGTGTACAGAAACAGCTTTATTTTTATTATTATCTAATTTGTTATATGTATGTAAAATATTATCTGTAATTTCATTTTCATTCGAAGATAAATACGCTCCTTGATATTGTTTATTATCTTCGCCTATTAATTTATTTTGTAATGGGTTATTTACATCTGATTTAACTTCTTTTACAAACATTTTATTTTTTAATAAATCAGTTTCAAAAAATTCGGTGATACGATCTCTGTATACTGTAATATATATATATGTACTTATTGCTACAACAACAACAATCATCATAAAATATATATTTTTATATACAATACTTAAAATAACTGATATATATAAGGCAAATCGCATAATACTATTTATATTTTCTTTACAATTATATTTGGTAGATGGAAAAAATTGTAATAGATATTCTTTTTTAAATAAATCACTTATATTATTAACCCATACATCTTGATTAATTTTAAAATTATTTGGCATAATGAATATATATATTATATAATTATACTATATAATTATATAATCTTTATAAAAAGAAAATATAATTAAATATAAGAAAAATACACTTATATCTACATATGTTTTTTTTTTTCTAACATTTTTTTTTTTTCTTCTAATTTTTTTCGCAAACGTTCTCGCCTTTTTTCCAAACGTGATAATTGATTTATTTTGGAATGATTCACACGAGTATTTTTTTTATTTCCAACCATTTTTTTTAGAGCCTCTATATCTATATCACCAGACAATTTATTTAATACATCTTTAGGTATATTTTGTGTTATATTTGATGGTAAATGATTTGTTACGGATGTAAATATTTTTTGCATATCTATATCTGATACATCGGTGCTATTAGCATCACCAGAATTCATTTGTAGATCATTCATAACACTATTTACTATATTTCCCATATTTCCTATATTTCCTATATTTCCCATATCTAAGGATGATAATAGGCTTTGAAACATCGATGTATTTTCGCCTTGTTCTTCATTAGTATTAACAGAACCCATAATATTTCCAAACATGCTCATTAATTGTGGTATATTAGTTAAATTTTCTAAATTTATATTTGATAATTTATCTTTTACAGTAGACATAATATTCGGTAAATCAATATTAGATTCGGATTGAACATTTTGTAAAATATCTATAATATGACCTAATAAGTATTCAAAATCTAAACTATTTATAATTTTATCAAAATTTGTTTGAAATTCATCATTATCTAATGTGCTAAGAACTTTATTAATATCATATTTATTATTAGTTATATTATTAAACATAACTAATACGTTTTTAACATCTTGTAGTATTAATTTTTTGTTAAGGTCTTCTGATGACAATTTTTTTTTTAAATTATCTATAATATTTTTAACTAATACAGCGACGCCAGTTGTATCAGATTCTAAACTAAATGTTCCATCTAGCAATGTCTGAATTAATTCTAAAGGATTCTCCATTTGTACGGATTCTATATCTATATCTTCCATAACATCTTTTACTAACTGCATTAAATGTTTACCAATAATATTTGATAAATCCGGTAATGTAAATGGATTAACTCCTTTATCCGTATCATCAAAATCATCTGAATCTTCTTTAGTATCATATGTTATAAGTTGTTTATTTGATAAATTATTTAAAATATTTATGACTATTCTTGATGTATTATTATCAATTATATTAGTATCTTTATAATTTTGTAATATATCTTTAATATTAATAGAATCACCATATTCTAAAGAATATAAATATAATGACTGTATATATTTCCATATTATTTGTTTATTTTCAGAAGTTATTTCACTATGATTCCAAATATAATTAAAATCTATATATTCTAACAAAACTAAATCTTTAGAAAATATAATTTCGTTTTTATTACTAATATCATTTCCCTTATGTTTATTATTTTTTATAAATTGTTGTAAATATTTACTATCTGTTAATGGTAACACATACCGTTCATCTATAGTTTCTTTTAATTCTTTAAACGTTTCTTTTATATTTTTTAATAATGCTCCTAAATTTTTATTAAAGGTTACAACACTTTTTTCTGACATTATATAATAGCTATAAGAATAATTATATTATTTATTAACGCAAATAATAAAATTATTTTTAATTATTTTTAATTATTTTTAATTATTTTAATTTTCCATTTTACTACTTAATAGGATAAATATATTTAGATATTTCCATATATTTTCTATAGTTTCTTTATCCATAGATTTCCAGTAATGTCTTAATTTTATCATTACATTAAAAAGATGTTCATCATTTGAAGTATCTTTATTTTCAGAAGAATTATTAGTTTTATCTTTCACAAAATCGGTTAATAATAAAAACTCTTCATTTTTAGCAATAATATGTTCTTTATATTGTAAACAATGTTTGTTAAACATATCTAATATTTTTCTTGGATTGGTTTTTTTAAGCAATAACAAAAAGGTTTTAAAATGAACAAAGTCTTGATCTTCGGGATACAGTTGACTTAATTTATCTATAAACTCTTCTATTAAATTCGTAAATGTACTTAAATACGACATAATAAATATATTAGTAATATATGTTTAAATAATATATTATTATTTATATTTAAATTTATATTTATATCTAGATCCTTTTAAATGGTTTTATTTCGTTTCTTTGACTCATCATACTTTCCATTCGTTCTTCTAAAGCACTTTTTTTAACAGATCGTGAATTATCTATTTTTTTTTCAGAAGAAGTTTTGGAATCATTTATAAATTCAAAAGAATGTTGTTGTGTAACAGATTCATCAATAAAACCGTAATTATCAGAGTAATGTCCTCCTAATTCATTACTATTTAAAAACATGGACTCATTTTGTTTAGAAAAAGGAACATCTGTTAAAGGAGGTAGTGATTTATTATTATTATTATTATTATTTTGTGAAGGTTTTCCATTTATATTCGGATTATAATCGGTGCCTTGATTAGTATTTGATATATTATTTTGATTTGTTGTAACAGTCTTATTTGTTATATTAAAGTATGTTATGATGGCTTCTTTACCAGCTATTATATTTTGTCCACGATTTAATAATGTAGGTAGCGTTTTAATATAAGAAGGTATGTTATTTTTTGGATCATCTACATTAATTTTAATAAGTGTTTGTAAAATATTATTTTCTTTTAATATTTTCCAAGTATCGATACAATCTTGACTTTGTGGTGAAAATAAAAATACAAGTTTATTAGCCATGTGTATAATGTATACTGTATAATGTATACTATATTTTTAAATATTAATTTAAATTTATTTAAATATAAATTTGATAAAATAAATATCATTATTATAATAATATTATACAACATGTCTATTACTATATTACCTAATACAAATGACTCTATAGATGATACATATTATATACATAATATGATAGAATTTTCTATTAAAGATATATCTTCATCTTTAGCAAATACGATAAGAAGAACTATTTTATCTAATATTCCAAGTGTTGCTTTTGATGATACTTGGAATGAACATGAAACAAAACGTTATATAAATATTACCAAAAATACTTCTGGATTACATAATGAGTTTTTCGCTCACAGATTGTCATTAATTCCTATTTATGTGTATAATGATAATACTCGAAGCGTTTTAAAAATTAATACGGGTTTCAATAAACAGACTCATACACGTGAATATACTTTTTATTCGGAAGATATTCCTACTTTTTTCATACATATTGATAAACAAGAAATAGAATCAAATACAGATGCTAAAAATAAATATGGCTTATTTGAAATGACAACAAATCATATTCAATATTCTCCGGAATATTCTTCAGACATAGATTGTTCAGAATATTTTCCATCTGATCTATATATTAATGAAGTGTTTAAAGAAAAACATTATGTTGTGTTAAATATGCTTAAATCAAATGAAGAAATAAGTGCATATTTATATCCTACTATCGGACTGGGTAAGGATAACGCCAGATATTGTAATGTTGGAACTGTATCTTTTAGATTTGAAGAAGATGATAGTAAATATGAACAAGTATTTACACAGACTATAGAATATGAAAATAAAGAACGTATAGAAAAACAAATACATCGTTTAACTGACGAAGAAATTGCTAATAAAAAAAAATCATTCATGTTATTAGATAAAGAAAGAGTATTTAAAACAGATATCTATAATGAACCAAATTCATTTATATTTAAGGTAGAATCTATAGGCATGTTACCTTCACATCAGATAGTATACGATGCGTTTACAATATGTTCATTACAATTACAAGATATTGTTCACTCTTTTAATTATTTCGAACAGTATGGAAACAATGTTATGTATAATGATTCACACCGTATGTTTAATGATAAAATACATATTGTTCATTCAATGGATACACTGTATGGTTATAAATTAATTATACAAAATGAAAATCACACGTTTGGTAATGTAATTAATCACTATATAGATACTTTATTTGTTAAAAATTATATGACCTCTACAACAATCGATATAAATACTTTAGATTCTATATCATTAATTGATATAGAAGCAAATGATTTACAAAGTTTTAAAGTTCCCTTTTTAGAGCAATGTGGTTATAAAATGCCCCACCCTTTAAATGAAGAAGTAGAATTTAAAATAAAAGTTCGTGATGATATACCTGATACAATTATTGATGAATTATACAATAAATATTCATTAGAATTAATACAATTATACAATATTAAACAAGGTTCAGAAGATCGCACTGTAACCTTAATTGATAAAAGAAAAATACTTGTTATATATAGCTTTATTAAAAGTATACTAACTATTAATAATATACTAACTATGTTATCCTCTCAATGGACATCAGAAACAACTTCATTTAAACACCCAATCCAAACAAGCAGTTTTAATATTATGGATTCTATAGAATTTCAAACATTGGGGCAATCTAAAGTAGCATCTACAGATATAGAAACACCTGTTTCTGTTGAGTTGATGGAGACGGGCGGCTCCGTGAAACGCCGCAAGTCCGACGGCATGCGCTTCAAATAAGGGCGGCGCAAACTAAAAGCGTGCGATTACATTTATACAACGCTGATATCCATATACATTTTATTTTATTTTTTATATTTTTTTTTATATAGTGCGTAAATAATTAGATTATGAATACATATTTATAATATATATTATAATGACGGATCATTATCATGTATTATTAGATTGTAAAGAAACCTATACAAGTAAATTTATTCAAAGTATTCGACCCCGTGTATTAAGTATTATAAACGATTCATATGCTAATGCTAAACAAAAAAAAACACAAAGCAAAGATTCTAAATCAATATTACAGTATTTTCAAGATAATTTAAAAGACATTAAAGAATGGGATAATAATAAAATTACTAAAGAAATATCCAATATTTGTGCTGTAAATAATATATATTGGTTAGATGAATTAATCAAAGCAATATTTATTGCTAATTACAAAATTATCAATATTATTCACGATTCGCATCCTGATTCAAATGTCCATATTAATATTGAAATACCTAATACAAAATTATTTATTCACACTATTTATATTAATATTTGTCGTGAACTGTGGAAAAATCCCTATTTACAATATGATGGATATTCAAATAAACAAACCATACAAGATAATAATACAAAATTAAATGATTTAATTATAAAAATTATTAAACAAACGATTGAAATATTTTTACCTATACAACAACCATTATCGAATCTTACTGATAACATTAAAGTTATAGATAAAGATTCCGTAGAAAAATATAAGCATCAAGTACAACAAGAAAAGGCAGCAGAAGAACGAGCAGCAGCAGAAGAACGAGCAGCAGCAGAAGAACGAGCAGCAGCAGAAGAACGAGCAGCAGCAGAAGAACGAGCAGCAGCAGAAGAACGAGCAGCAGCAGAGGCAGCAGCAGAAGAACGAGCAGCAGCAGAGGCAGCAGCCGAAGCACAAACCGCAGCCGAAGCACAAACCGCAGCCGAAGCCAAACTAGCAGTTGAAGAAGTAACCGAACAAACAATCGATGTAACCAAACAAAAAGTAGAAGATACAAAATTAGTTAAAGAACAAGAAAAAACACAAACAACAGAAAATATTATAGATCAATTAAATAATCAGTTACAATCTATAGAAAAAAAACAAGAACAACATGAATTATGTAACGTTTTAGATGAAAGTGTATTAGTAAGTCAAGATATAAAGGGTCAAATGGATATACTTTCTAATGAAATGATAGATATACTTGGTCAAATACAAGAAAACGATACAACAGATATTAAAACAGTAGTATTACAAAATCAAAATAAAGACAAACGTATAAATATACAAAAAACGAATATAGATCATATCTATAATGACGATTCGGATGTATCCGATGAAGAAGTCATATTTTTTAATGATGCTAAATTATTTTAAATAAATGATACGTTTAAAAATATTTATTTTTAATATTTATTATACTATATAGTATATAATGCTTAGTTTTTATCTTGTAGGTATTTTTTCGATTATTCTTAGTTTATTAGTCTCTGTATTATTTTACATCAATAAAAATATTAAAACATTTATAGATATAGAAAATAACAATATCAAATCCTATTTACAATTATTTGGTGTATTATTTGGTATAACGTTTGTATTACTTTTAATATTTACTCTAAGCAAAACATTACCAAGTCAGTCTTTACCAACGGTATATACCGGTGAACCAGATTTTTAAAATACACTTACATTTACTTTAATTTACTTTAATTTATTTAAATTAAAGTATATTTAAACATTAAACAATAAATAATATATATACTATTTATTAGTTACACATATGAAGTTTGGTATAATAGGTAATGGATTTGTAGGTAATGCTACCAGTTTATTATCGTGTGCCGACAATGAATGTATAATATATGATATTGATCCTTCTAAATGTAATCCTTTGAATACTACTTTAAACGATATATATACTTGTGATATTATTTTTATAGCTACTCCTACACCTATGGAAAAAAATGGACGTTGTCATACAAATATTATTACTAATATAATCAATGATATGAGCAATCATATTAATCTAAATCATTCTATAATTGTTTTGCGTTCTACTGTACCACCTGGATTAAGTGATACATTAGGATGTTATTTTATGCCTGAATTTTTAACAGAAAAAAAATACAAAGACGATTTCATTCATAATACTCATTGGGTATTTGGTCTTAAAGATGAACTCATACATACTTCTCAAAATAAAAAATATAAAATGCTTATACACAATTTATTTAATAATGCGTATATCAATAACAAAATTATGTACAATAATATTCATTTTATACCTAATAAAGATGCTGAAATGGTTAAATTATTCCGTAATACATTTTTATCTACTAAAGTATCTTTTTGTAATGAAATACATGAATTTTGTAATCAAAAACAAATAAATTATAACAATGTTGTTACATATGCTACGTTAGACAGTCGTATAACAGATAGCCATACTAGTGTTCCGGGTCATGATGGTAAACACGGGTTTGGTGGAACTTGTTTCCCTAAAGATTGTAATAATTTACAATATGAAATGAATAAAGTAGGTATGAAATCGTATATCATATCTAATGTATTAAAAAGAAATACTGAAAAGGACCGGCCCGAACAAGACTGGACATTACAAACAAAACGTGCTGTTATTTAATACGTGAACCTTATGTTTTTTTAACATTAATTTGAACTTTACCTTTTTTATTTAATTGCGTTAATGAATCTTCTGCTTGATCACTATGGTTAGGATTATAATTATCAACATGGTATTTCCAGAACCGCGAATCTCCAATCCTAAAATCTTCATGCATCTCTGCTTTGTAATAAAATATTTGATCTTCTAGTCTATTACTTTTAGCATTATTATTAATAACAAGACATTCATAGTTTTCTGTACACGCATCCATAACTTGACAAAACATATCAAAAGTTGGAAACATTCCGGCAAATTGTTCATATAAACGTTTACGATTAGAAACATAATTTTCACGTAAAATAAACACATAATCGATGTTTGTTCGTAAACTGGGTGGAATACCTAAAGCATATTGCATCGTAATAATAAACATTATTTTATAATGGCGCCCATTCATAAATACACTCCGAATAGATTTACTTTTTACCCATGAATTATCATATAAACAATCATCTAATATTAAAAAGAATCTTGGATCTATAGTAGAATTACCTCTTTCTGCTACTTCGCCTTTTATTTTATTGATAATTTTTTTCTGTCGTTTTAATACATTAGCAACTATTTCAGGTTTATATTCATTATGAATAAAAATACTAGGCATCATTGTAGAATAAAAGGCGTTTGCCCCTTCTGTACCAGATATAACGGTTCCTACAGGAATATTTTTATTATAATACAATAAATCTTTAACTAATATACTTTTACCGGTATCACGCTTACCGATAAATACAACTACTTTATCATTATCTATACTTCGCATATCAAATTTTTTTATTTTAAATTCCATATAGTATTATATACACACATTAAGATTTTCCTAGTTCTTACGCATTGTTAAATTTATTTTTTTATTAAAAATATATTAGTTTAATTACTACAATAAAATTACTTTAGTATATTAATTTTAATGTATTCTATATTTCAATTAAAAGAATATAAAACTATACAAAAATATAAATTAACAAAATCGATTAAAAAATTTTATCATTCTCATAATACATCTTTTTTTAATGTTTTATTTACCTTATTTTCAGATACAAAATTAGAACAAAAAACGTTTAATAATAATAAGCAAATTGTTAAACTGTTACAACATATTAAAGATATAGATGTTAATGGTAAAATATTTAAATCCGTGATTCGATACAATCGTAAACAGTTTATTCAAAATATTTTTATAAAAGAATGTTTTATCGTCGACATGTATTCTTTATTAATCGAAAGAAATACAAAACAAAATATATATAAACGATATGTCTTAGCCAATAGTATGTATAATGTAAATAATTTTAGCACAATAGAACTCTTCTGTACATATTTAACTTCTAAATTAGTAGAAAAAAAAATCTCACCTCATTTTCCTTTTTTTTATGGCTTTGTACAAACTATCTTAGATAAACATACCACAAATATTACAGAAGAATATGATGAAGACGTTATACGTAGTATTAAAAAAGATCCCTATAATCCTATAGAATTTAAAATTATTAAAAAAAAAACAAATGTATATTTAGAAACATATCATACGCCTATTTTATTAATTGCTACAGAACAATTAGATGGCGACTTATTAAATTATTGTAATGACAAAGAAGATAATGGCGATACTATAGAACGCGAAGAGTGGTTATCGTACATATTTCAAATTATCGCCGCCTTAACAATTATACAAAAATATTTTAATATGTGTCATAATGATTTACATTTTTCCAATATAATGTTTTCATATACAAAAGAAAAGTATATATATTACACATATAAGCATAAATATTATAAAGTTCCTACCTATAATAAAATATTAAAAATTATAGATTGGGGGCGCTCATCATATAATTTTAATAATTTTGAAGGAAAAAATAATGTATATAATGCTTTGGGACCGACATTTGGTCAATATGTCTATAATCGCATTAATCTTAAAAATTATAAACCGATACCTTTTAATTCATCTATAGATATGGCCCTTTTCGCATCTAACCTTTTACAAGAAGAAACCTTTCCCAAAAAAGGAAAGTTATATTCATATATCACAAATATACTAAAGGATAAAAAAGGTAACTCATTTTTTCATAATGAATTTGATTTTAAATTTTATATAGATTCAGCTAAATATGCTTCAAAGGGTATTCCTCATAAACAAATTGAACATAAAATATTTAAAGACTTTATGATAAACAAACGAAGATTTAAAACATATCAACACTCTACTACATGTACGCTATACGACTTAAACTAATAATAGTATAAAAATCTATATATACAAATGTATATATAGATATTTAGATATGTTCCTATGTAGAACGATTTGTTAACTGGGCTATGATTATACTTAATTAATTATTAATTAATTGTTAATTTTTTAGCTTTATTTAATTCTTCTACTAAATTTACAGGTTCGACAACGTGTGAGGATTCCGAAGATTTTGTTTGTTGTCGATTTAACCATGGATCTTCCGCTTCTAATACATCGGCAAGTTCTTTTACCTGATCTTTGTTTTTTTCAAGTTCTGCTAATTCAGCTTGTTTTTGTTCTACTTCTAAATTATTTTTTTCTATTAAATCGCGTTTACGAGTATTAAATATTTCTTCACGCTCGTCCATGTTTTCTTTGTATTTAGACATTAGGGTATTTAATTCATCATTCAAATAATTTTCTTTTTCAATAGTTTGAGGTTCAGGGTCCCACGGTAACCAAAATCCCACTTGACCTACAAATACATTAAAATTAGGATCCGATTTTTGTAAACGCTTGGCTCTCATTTCCGCTTCTTGTATTGTGTCATATGTTCCTCGAACTTTAAGACCTCGTACACTTGTTTTGAAATTATTTTTTTCTGTAAATTGTTTGTTTAAATGTTGCTCTTCATTAAATAGATAATCTTTATATTTAGATAATATGTCTGTTTCTTCTAAATTATATTCGGTAGCTATAGATTGTAAAAAATTATGGACTTTAAACATTTCTTTGTCTTTTAATACATTTTCAGGTGAAATGAATGATAGGCACACATAGTTTTGTCCTCTTATTTCTTTATCAGCTTCTAAATAATCCTCACTTAATTCCATATTTATGTATATATATATACATTTATCTTTAAATATATATGTTCTGTTGAGTATTTATTATTTATTTATTATTTATTTATTATTTATTTATTATTTATTTATTTTTTTTATCCTGCTTTTAAAAAAATTTTCTTTTTATATATTATAAAAAAATATGCCTGGAGATACGTTAAATAGATTACAGACTTCTTTCGACATTCAAGAAATTCTTAAACGTGCCGTCAAATATTTAATTGAAGGTGGTTCCGTTGCTTTTGTCGCTTGGGCTATCCCAAAAAGCAGATTACGCAGTGAAGAAATTGTCATCATTGCGTTAGTCGCAGCATGCGTATTCGCTATCTTAGATATGTTTGCCCCAAGTATTGGCAACGCCGCAAGACAGGGTGCTGGCTTCGGTATTGGCGCTAACCTTGTTGGTTTCCCACGCTAAATACAATGATAACATATAAACATATCAATAAACATATAAAACTCTTTTATTCAAAATAAGTATATACATAATTGTTTTACATATATATTTATTTTAAAATCTATATAGTTTTAATATATTGCCACCGTAAATCCTTACATATACTTTTCCATATTTTATCTTGTTCCGCTAGTTTTTCTCTCGATTTTAAAAGAGTAAAATACTCTAGATATTCATCCATTTCTAATAATTGTAAACATTTATATAGAACATAAGAATAAGATAAAAAATTACTTCTGTTATTGGGACAATATTTCATCCAAGGATTTTGAATTTCTTTAAACATAGAACGTAATTTCATTTCAATTTCTCGAGTAATAATAGGGGCAGGTGTTCCGGTTAAACGATTAATAATATGTGGAACGTGTTCATAATATTTATTTAGTTTTAATTTTTTTAAAATACTTCGTAATTTAGATATACTTATATTATCTATAGATATATAGGATTCTTTTTTTATTTCCTCAATGATACGATCATATACATTTTTAGGAATATCTGTTGTTTCTTTGGCTTGAAACTGGGCTAACCATTCATTAAAATGATTAATTCTTTTGTAAGCAAAATAACTCATTTCTCTTGGTGGTTGTTTATAAGACGGTTTATTAATAGAAATTAATACTTTTTCTTGTACACCACATCCTGGACATACCATAATACCATCTGTTTGATATAGTATTTTTTCTCGGTTGCAATCATAACAAACATTTTTGATATTATTATTGTCATTATTGAAATCTTTATTATTAAACGTTTGTTTATCTAAAGTTGTATCTTCTTTTTTATTAAAATACTGTAATACATTATTACTTTTTAATTCTATTTTTTGTGTAGTCGTTTTATGTGTACAAATACTAAATAAATCTTCTACATTGTCTAATAAATATTCATGTAAAGAAGAAAAGTTTTTTTTAGTGTCTATTGTCTGATTTATTTTTTTTTTTTTTTTTTTAAAAGATAATTTTATTTTTTATTTTTTTGCCGTTAATGTTTTATGATCATTAGAAAAAAATTTTTTGTTTTTTTTTTTTGATTTTATTTTTTTTTTTATTTTTGTTTTTTTTT